CTACAGGTGAGCAGGTTAACTTCCTTGATACATACCTTGGAACCTACGCAGTGCTTTGCACAAGTAAAGGTGTACGAGTAGGCGTTGCAGATGGCAACGGAGACATCTCCTATGGGCCAGTTCTATTCTCTGATGCACCGTGCTTTAACGTAGCCTTTAGAGACAGTTATGCATACGTTGCTACTAAGATTGATGGTGAATCAGGTCTAGTAAAGATTGACCTAGCAGCACCTACTATCCCTGGATCATTGGTCTACCCTTGGGCTTGGGACCTAACTGCATTAGGTACATCTGTCTCATCTAGCCAAGTTGCTTTCTATGGCACATCAGATAGAGCTGCCTTTAGTTCAGGTAATAATATCTATGCAGAAAATGAATCAGTTAAGGTACCTAGTGGATATCTACGTACAGGTTTTGTACGATACAACACTCTTGAAAATAAAATCTTTAAGTATGTAACACCACGCTTTGATACAAAAGATGGTGGACTATCCATTACATCTATTGCACCAACAGGGGCAGAGTTTAATATTGGCTCCTTTGCACAGGGAACTACTATCGGAGATGTCGGTATTCCATACCCACCTGGAGCACAGCAATACCTTGGCTTCCAATTTAACATTACTAGATCCACAACAGATAGCAGTAAGGGACCGTTGTTTACCGGCTACCAGTTAAAGGTGTTAGCTGCTATTCCACGTCAACGATTGATTCAGTTCCCAACATCTTGCTATGACAGCGAGTCAGATAAGTTTGGTAACAAGGCAGGCTATGAAGGCTTTGCCTTTGACCGATTAACAGCTCTTGAAGCAATTGAATCTAATGGCGATACCTTGGTTATCACAGACTTTAGAACTAATGAACAGTTCACAGGTATCATTGAAGAGATTGACTTCATTAACAAAACACCAACTGATAAACGCTACAGCGGATATGGCGGGATGCTTCTCGTAACTGTTCGCTCCATCTCATAGGAGAACTATGTCTATCCAAGACTGGGCTGCACTTACCGCTGCCGTAACGACCATCGCAGGAACTGTTGGCCTTAGCATCCGTTGGATGGTTAAGCACTACCTGTATGAACTTCGCCCCAATGGAGGCGGCTCGGTCAAAGACCAGGTCAATAGGTTAGAGGAAAGAGTGGACCAGATATTCGTACTTCTTTCTGAAAGGAAATAACTATGAAGAAGATTGCAAAGAGAGCAACACCTGCTGCTATTGCAGCGTTGCGTCAAGCTACAGCGATAGCGCCAAAGCGAAGGACTGCATCAGATGGCTTGCTTCCATCACGAGCACACCTTAGTCAGAGCCCAGACTCAGACCACAACACAGGCTTTGCTGTAGATATTACACACGATCCAATTGCATTTAACTGCACACCTTTGTTTGTCAAACTACAAGATGACCCACGTGTGAAGTACTTAATCTTTAAAGGTAAGATCTGGTCCAAAGAAAAGGGAGCCAGAGATTACACAGGTTCCAATCCGCACAACAAACATATTCATATTTCAATCAAAGATAACTGTGGCAATGACACATCACCCTGGTTTCCTTGGCTCGGTGAGCCAAAGACAGCAGGCAAAATCAAAGCTGCAGTTAAACCGCTTCCCAAAAAGAAAGAGAGTAAGTAATGAAACTCAAAATCACTAAGAAACAAAAGGCTGTAGTTAAGTCATACATCCGTGCTGTTGCAGGTGCTGCAGTAGCTATGGGTATCGCACTACTAACAGATCTTGCACCAGAGTATGCAGTACTCATTGGTGCAGTTGCTGCTCCTGCTATTAAGTGGGCAGATAGAACAGAAGAAGAGTTTGGTTTAGTACTAGATAAGTAATTATTGACTGCGAGGCTATGCCCCCTGCTTTCCCTAACGGGAAGGTGGGGGGCTTTTCTTTGTTTTACCGGTAGTGTTCTGGACTATCTACTGGGCAGGGAACTGTGACTAGATTTCCACAGGAAACACAGGTACCATCAAGGAAGTACCAACTGAGTTCATAATCTTCAAAGGCTGCCATAACGTTAAAGACCTGCGACCCACACGGACAGACGTGGAGAGGTCCTAAACCCCGCAGATCGGCCCCAAAAGGCTCAGGAAGGGTATCTGTAGAGCGACGGAAGAACGGCAGGGTTGGTAGACGGAGACGCATACTCCCTGTTCCTCGCTTTCTTAGGCCCGCGAGGGCCACTGTACTGTTGATTCGCTTCGCTCATATTGTAACTACACAGGTAGTGTCGCTCTGCGACGACACGCCGTTACTATGTTAAAGTATTTCAATGACTACCATTGCAGGTATACAAGGCATTGACTTTGCGTTGCTCGTCGCAGACTCGCAGATAACAGAAGACAACCTCGTTACCTTAGCTACATCAACACCTAAGATCGTATCTGCAGGTAAGTTTCTCATTGCAATCTCAGGTGACACACGACCTGGTGACATACTTTCCTACAACTGGAAATCACCTACCTATCGTGGTGAAGATCCCGTGCAGTTTATGGGTAAGAAAGTAATACCAAGCCTGATTAAAACTTTTAACGACAACAACTACGACTTCAACAAGGTGGACAAAGATGGCGGTTTTGATTATCTCTTTGCTTTTAACGGTAACATCTTTCGTGTTGCTTGTGATCTCTCTTTTTTCCAAGCAGATAACGGAGCGTATGGCATTGGTAGTGGTGGGCAGTTTGCTCTTGGCTACCTTACTTCAGTTATCAAACCTGATATTGATCTAGCCTACGCTAAGCGACACGCCCGTAAGGCAGTGGAGATCGCGTCGGTACTTGACGCTAACACTGGTAAGCCCTTACAGTTGGTGGTCCAAGAACGGTTCTAGGAGGAGCTTTGGAAAAGACAATTGATTACGCCATTAATGAGGCGTTAGAAACAGGCAGGCTTAGTGCTATGCCACAGTTTCTTGAAAAAGAATTAAAAGAAAAACTTAAACAACATATAGAACAACGTGCATCTGTTTATTACGGTGTATTAGAACGCAAAGAAGTTGCATCCACTAGCTGTCCTTTATGTAAAGAGAGCTTTCCAAATTATGAATATACTCGTGGGATGTTGACAGCATTTAGCCAGATGATTGATACCTTAAATGGTTACTGATCCTAAAGAGTTACTACTGACTGCACTGCGTGCAGGAGATGCTAAGCGTTCACGGTCTACACAGGTACAGATAGGACCATCAGAGATAGGTGGCTGTCGTCGTAAGGTTTGGTACAGACTTAACGACCAACCTGAAACTAACAACAACGAATTAAAACTTGCTGCAATTATGGGTACTGCTATCCACGCAGAAATTGAAAGAGCTTTAGCAGACAACAAAGATGTAATGATTGAGACTGCCGTTGAATACAACGGAATGAAGGCACACATTGACTGCTTTGTACCTGGTACTGGTGATGTCATTGACTGGAAGACAAGTAAGGTACGTAACCTTTCTTACTTCCCGTCAACACAACAACGGTGGCAGGTGCAACTGTATGGCTATCTCCTAGCTAAGAACGGCTATGCGGTCAACCGAGTATCTCTAGTGGCAATCGCTAGAGATGGTGACGAACGTGATGTCAAAGTTCACACTGAGAACTACGACGAGTCCATCGCTCTTGAGGCACTCGGTTGGCTAGCGGCTGTTAAAGAAGCACAAGAGGCGCCAGCACCGGAGAAGGATGCAAACTACTGTCAGTTCTATTGCAAGTACTACGACTCATCAGGTGAGATGGGATGCGTTGGTCTAAAAAAAGAACGTACACCAGTCAGTGATGTAGTCATTGATGATGCAGATATTGACAAGAACGCACTGCTATACCTACAGTTAGGCAAGCAGATCAAAGAGCTTGAAGCACATCAAGATTCATTGAAGGCTTCATTAGAAGGATTACTAGGTACCACTGCAAGTGGTATTGAAGTAAGTTGGACAACTGTTAAAGGGCGTGAGTCTGTAGACAGTGATGAGGTACAAAAACTTCTTGGCTTTGTACCGAAGAAGTTAGGCACTGAGAGTCAGCGTCTGACTGTGAAACAAAATGGAGGTAGTTAAATGGCAACAGAAGGAACAAAGTTCCAAGTTAATTTTAAGACAGCAGATGGAACGTTAATCAATCTATATGCTGCAACAGTTACAGAGTTAGAGACAGGTCTTGCAGATCTTGCAATGAACGCAATGAACATCAAAGCAACAGCAGCAGAGCTTGGTTCTACTCAGCCTCGTGCAGTAGCACCAACTGCAGCACCAACTGCAGCATCAGTTGCTCAGGCATTTAATGCAACACCAGTAGCACCAGCAGGTGGCGGTAATACCTGTGCTCACGGTGAGATGGTATTTAAGTCAGGTACATCTACGAAAGGTCCTTGGAAAGGTTATATGTGTCCGACACCTAAAGGTGCTGCGGATAAGTGCGACCCTATCTTCGTACGCTAAATGCTACGGCGACCAGAAGAGTATGAGTCGCCAAGTTGTGCAACAATCGGTGGAGACTTTTGGTTTCCAGATACTAAAATTGACATCAAGTCTGTAAATGATGCTGCATTTGCTAAAAGCATCTGCGGTAGATGTCCTCATCGCAGGGAGTGCGCTGAGTGGGGTATTAAAAATGAGGTTCACGGTATTTGGGGCGGTCTAACTATTAGAGATCGTCAACGAGTAAGGCGTGAACGTGGTATGAAAATTCATCAGGAGGACAAGAGTGCTTGACTTATCCCGTGCGTGGGGTGGTGTGCTTACCAAAGCAACACCATTACCTGACGTATGGAAAGAGTTAGTAAAGGAACAGATCAAGTTCCGACGCGGTCAAGTATGTATGGTTGCTGCAGCCCCTAATGCTGGTAAGTCTATGTTTGCACTTATCTATTCAATTAAGGCAAAGGTGCCAACTCTTTTCTTTTCTGCCGATACCGACACAACTACAGTAATGATGAGAGTAGCTGCTCACACAGCAGGCCATACACAGATGACCGTTGAGGCTAACCTAGCAACAGATACGCACTATTACGACAGACATTTTGCAAAGTCTTCACACATTAAATGGGTCTTTGATTCATCACCATCGTTAGATGATATTGAGTTAGAGGTCAGAGCATACGTAGAACTCTACGGTGTGCCACCTGAGTTGATTGTGATAGATAACTTAATGAACGTTGCTGCAGAGACAGACAATGAATGGGCAGGACTACGAGCAATTATGATGGAGCTACACGATATGGCACGTAAGACTGAGGCTTGTGTCTTAGTACTACACCACGTATCCGAGCAGTCAGAGTATGGAAGTCCAAGCAAGCCACCTGCAAGGCGCTCCATACACGGTAAGGTCAGTCAGTTACCTGCTTTGATCTTAACTTTGGGCTATGACCCCGCACAGGCAAGTCTGTTTGTTGCACCAGTAAAGAATCGTTTTGGACCACATACTGCAGATGGAACAAAATATGCACACTTGCTAGTAAACTATGCAGCCTGTCAGATAGGCGACCAAGATGCACTTGGTTGGATGTATCGAAGAGATGCGTTAAATGGTTACGGAGGGGGTTACATTGTCGAAGAGTAATACGGAGATGGCCTATGTTAAGAACCGTATCAAGCAGTTAGAAGCTGATATGGCAAACTTAGTGATGGCTTTAATTGAACTCAAAGTATTTAAGATTAAGATAGATGAAGACGGCAATGCTATCTATGACACAGGTAAAGATGGCAAGCCCGAAGTACAATAAGGCTAAGGGCGCTGCCTTTGAGATAGATGTAATGAAATGGTTTCGTAGTCTTGGTATACTTGCTGAACGTTTACGCTTGGCAGGCAAAGATGACGAAGGAGATATCGTAGTTGTCATAGCTGGCAAGACGTACGTACTAGAACTCAAGAACACGGTTAAGTTAAGTTTGCCGGAGTTCTGGAGACAAGCCCAAGTTGAGGCGCTTAACTACGCAAAGGCTCGTGGTATAGGGGAAGTGCCACCTGCTTATGTAATAGTTAAGCGTCGCAACGCGGGTATTGAAAAGGCTTGGGTCATCCAAGACTTAGAGCAATGGATAAAGGAGAAGCAATAATGCCAACACCAGAGGGAATACTAAGCACGTCAACAGGACCAGTAGAAGCAGAGCCACTTGAAGAAGTGATCGAAGAGGTAGAAGATGATTTGCCAGAGCTGTCTTAAAGGTGGAGAAGAGAACGCATTAGGTCATCTCAAGCGTGCCTCACACTGGCACGATAAGTGTGAGTACAAGGGAGATTGCGGATGTCAACACAAGACTGGTCCAGGGTACGTAAGGCGGGAAAATACAAAGGTTCCGTTGATGCAAACACAATCCCCATAGATGCAATAGTTAAGTTCTTTGGTGGGGAAGTAAGACCAGGAGCAGGTGAGATAAGAGTCAAGTGCTGTATGCACAATGACTCACGTAGATCTGCTTCAATGAACATAAGCACGAACCTTTACTACTGTCAGACCTGTGGTAAGGGTGGCAACGCAGTTAACATTGTCTGCATACTAGAGAACTTGGAGTTTAAGGATGGCCTCAAACGCGCAACAGAAATTGCTACTGGAAGCGGCGCAACGCTACGCCCAAGCAATAACTCCACAAGCTCTAGCCGTACTAAGCGAACGTGGGATATCTGAAGAGGTAGCTGCACGCTTTCAACTAGGCACTATCACTGAGCCTATGAACGGTCACGAGATGCATACAGGTTGGCTATCTATTCCTTACATCACTGCCAGTGGCAGTTGTGTAGGCTTTAAGTTTCGTAGATTAGATAATGGTAAGCCTAAGTATGGCTCACCTACAGGGCAGAAGGCCCACCTCTATAACGTTGAGGACATTACAGTTATGTCACCTTACGTTGTGGTATGTGAGGGAGAGCTTGACTGCGTGGTAACTAGCGGTGTGCTAGGTATACCTGCAGTAGGCGTTCCTGGAACTGCTGCTTGGAAGCCACACTTTCCTAAGTTATTTACTGGGTATGAGACTGTCTTTGTGGTAGGTGATAACGACATAAAAGAAGACGGATCTAACCCAGGACAAGAGTTTGCAAAGCGCGTGGCTAACGAGGTAATGAACTCAACAATTGTTACACTACCACCTGGTATGGATATAAATGATTACTACCTCACACACGGTGTTGAGGCTACAAGAGCGCTATTGATAGGAGAGTCTAATGTATGAGCCAGCAAGAGTGGGAAAACCTGTTACTGACTTTGCAGCATATGGGCTTGCAGATCCTAATGCACGACCTGTCAACAGAGACAATAACGATAAGGCCAAGGCCGATCAATTTGTAACAGATGTATGGGCTGTCCTAGATGCAGCAGGTAATCTGCTTATCAAGAAGCACCACGACTACGGCCCAAAGAACATAGCCCTATCACCTGGTGGACCGCTGAACGGTCTGCGTGTGCGTATGTGGGACAAGATAGCACGCATCAATAACCTATTAGATAGCGGTGTTAAACCTAGCAACGAATCTTTACGTGATAGTTTCATTGATCTACTCAACTACTCGGCTATAGCGATGATGGTATTAGATGGTACGTGGCCTGAGTCGCCGGAACTAGACTGTGACTAAGCTACATCCCATTATGTACGACTTGATACCTTCGGTTGCAAGTACTATCTACCGTAGGTATAAGAGTTATGTAGAACTCATTGATGTAACGCAAGAGTGTTACTCGTGGGCCTATTCTCGTACCGAATACTGTAATGAAATGTTAAGTGTAGAAAATGTTGAAGAGCGCGTACACAATGAGCGCAAGGTTGCTTGGCAGATGAGGCGTGTGGCAGAGCGATACGCACGTAAGGAGAAGGCTACTAAGTCTGGCTATCAGACTGCAGATGAGGCTTACTATGACAGTCCTACTGTTGCACAGTTACTACCCTTTGTTATTGCATCAGTTATAGATGGCACAGTATTAGAACAAGTACAAGAGATGAAGTTAGATAGCCAACCTAAAGGTAAGTC